TATCAGATAAATAGAGTGCGTTATCATCACCTAACGTAGTAACAGTTAAATTTATTGAATATGTTGTATGAGCAAAATTTATTTTATTCTGTTTATCATAAATTCGGATTAATGCAAACGAATTTACATTTTCTTGTTCTAATATAGTAAGAACATTTTGACTTATTGGCTTCATAGAGCCTCCACAAATTTATATGTGCCATTGTCAACTAGAATTCCATCTTGATATCGTATTCCAAAATGGTTGTCAGTATCATATTTTGCACGCATTGTTACATTTTTACCATAATTAATAATTGTGCCATTTATTACTGGCTTTAATAAGGCTGGATATATTTCAATATTTTCAGCCCATTGGTATGAGCCTTCTATATGTATTGTTCCAGGATCTATAATAACATACACTTTTGTATCACCAGAAGGAGTACTCTGATTAACTGCATTTGTACTGAAAGAAATAAATTCTCCAATAGCAGGCGTCCACCTATAGCCTTCAAGGTATGGAGGATCTGCTTTCATAGATATTAAATTAGTACCAGCTAGTGCATCATCATAAGCATGCATTCTTGGAAAGGTATTCTCAAAATTTCCTGTAGGAGTACTTATAGAGATACCAGCTCTCGTCCTTTTATAGATTTGTGGCATCCTAATAAATATAGTATCACTAGTTCTATTTCTAATACTATGTATAAATAGATTTGGTGCATCACTCTGTATCTCATTTACAGATATATTAGTTATAGAATCTGTAGGAGCTATCCCCGCTTCAATTTCCCATCTTTGTGCTGATCCAGAACTTGTTCGACGTTTCAGGCTAAGAGTATCCTGAGCATATCCTGGGTGATTTGAAGTTATAGAAAGTGGAGCAGTAAATACAGAAGAAAGTTCGCTTATAAGCCCTGTATTAGTTACCGATTTTAAAATTCCATACATTGTTTATTCTCCAATAAATATAAGAAGAAATTGGTGATTGGATTTTCAAAGTAAAATCGTATTCATCACCGCGAAAATTTCCACTGAAAACCTAGCAGAGACCTGCCAGACTGCCCCATATGCAGCGTTTAGGGTACACCTGATACACTGCTAATGCCTCGCAATTGCCCCTCACCCTGCCCCGCTATGCACGACTCTGGTGCACTTCGATGCGGGGCAAGGGACTCTATTTGGCGTTTACTTCATTTATTTCAATCATCTACCTCTGCGTTCATAATTATGTTTTCCAACACCTGCCGCAATTTGAGGTATCATTCTTTGTATTTCCATACGAGTCTGTTGCGAGATATCCCCGGTGATATTTATATTAAAGGTTGCTTGAGAAGATGTATTATTTGTAGCAGTAATACTCCCAAGATCTGCAAATGCTGGATTCGTTATTAAACTAGCACCTACAAGGCCGCCTGCTGCAAATTTCTTTATAGTACCATTATTAATCTGAGCAAGTAAATTCTTATATTTTTTAGTTGATTTAGCATTTATAATAGATTCACCATTAGAGACCATCGCAAAAATTGAATCAGAAGTTCCTGTTCCGGGACCACTAATCAACCCGCCTGCTAACCTTTGGATTGAACCATTGAATGCAAATCCACCTTTTGCAGCTGTAAGAAAGCCTTCAGGTATTGGCCCTGAGGGACTTGAGGGACTTGTAGAACTCGCGCTACTTCCAAACAGCCCACCAAAAAGTCCGCCTAAGAATCCACCATTTCCACCTGCAATTGTAGAACTTCCAAATATTGCAGAAACAATTGATGTTCCTATTTGGAGTATTACATCTAATAATCCCTTAATACTACCAGAGAATATATCACCAATCCCACCAATACCTTTAGATAATTTATCAGCCCAAGGGAGATTTGAATCAGTAAAAGCTTCTTCAAGCCCTGTAAATCCGTCTTTTATTTGATTTCTAGTTACGGATGAGTCATAAGAATTATCTTTCAAAGTACTATCAATAACTGCAGGTATTTTATATTCTTGAATAATATTTTTCTGATCAATTGCACCCAACCCTGTAGAGCCTTTAATAACATCACCAATGATACCAGCAGGTATCGTTGGAGTATCAGGAGATTTAGAAATAGAGTCTTTTTTAGATTTAAATAAATTACTAAACCAATTTCCACCAGATTCACCAAATGAGAAAATATCAGTCACCAAATTACCAATAGCCCTAGATATACCCAAATTCTTATCAATACTTTTCCATAGTCCTTCTGTAAAAGAAGTAATTACAGTATTAGTAAATGTGTCCACCCACCCTCTTATCGCCATCCTTAATGTTTGTTTACCAGAAAGAAATCCAGAAAACCCAGTAACAAAATCGATATTAAATTTAGTTGCATACGCAGTACCTGCTGCTAAAGCTTCATCTGAAACAGGACCACGTCTTTTAGCCTCTTCTAATCTTGCCTTTCTTTCTTTAGCTAACTTAGACTGCTCTGATAAATATTTCTTAATATTTTCTACTTGAACTTTAGCAAGTGCAGACCCACCTTCAATATTAGCCCCTTTAGCCTTCTTAGTTAAAGACTCAATTTCATCAAATTTCTTGGCAATTAATTCAATAACTGACACATCCATATTTGCATATGTTTCGATACCAGATACACCAATTTTTCTCAATTCTTCATTTATCTGTTCAACTGCACCCTCTAGTGTTGTGGCATTAGAGACAGCCTCCATAAAAGATTCTTTTTTAAATCCATGTGGAAATAAAGAAAGATCACCCTTAATACCAACGGAAGAGCCTGTTTTATTAACTTCTTTACCATCAATAACTTCTTTATCTTTATATTGATCAAAAGGATTAATAAGATTTCTATTCTCAGAAGTAAATGAAGATACTGTATTTGTTTTACCAAATTCTGATTTCCAGCTTTTACCGGCAACATTTATCCCCAATGGATTTATCGCGGATATCTTAAGATCCTCCAAACCCTTTGCTGTCGCAAGAGAAGTAGGACTCCAAAAATCAGATATTTCTCTATAAGTTTCTTTTAATTTATTTTTACCTTTAGAAATTACTTCATAAATCTGTTGAAAATCTTTAGAAGTAACTCCTGTTATATTAGAGAGTTTATCAAGAACTCCACCACTCCATGCAGTTAAATTAGAGCCGGCATCAGAAAGATAATCCATTAATTTTGGCCGTTCAGTTGGATCAATTTTTCCTAAATCTAATTTACCAGAAGATAATGCTGGCAAGTTTGGACCGCTATGGTATCCAGCCCACATAGATTGCGCATCGCCTTTAAACTTCTGAGCAAGATCTTTAAATATCACAATACCTGATTCAATAGAATATAAAGGTTCTTTTAATCGTTCAAAATCAATATTATAGGTCTTAGCTGTAGCCTCAGTAATTTGAGAGATGCCTCTAGCGCCAGATTTTCTATTATCTTGAACATTAGGATTAAATTTAGATTCTACTTGGAAAGAGGACAGTATAATTCTAGGATCTAATCCAGCAGCCTTGCTCTTTTCAATGGCATATGCTTGCAATTTTTCAACATCACTGAGTTTATCCAGTACAGCTTCGGTAGCCTTATCAGCAGAAACTCCAATGGAATGTGTAGGGCTACTTTCTTTAAGTTTTCCAATAACTCCCTCTAAGGGAGCTATATACTGTTCCCTTATAGTTTTACCTGTAGATGGAATGGTAGACTGCGATGGAGTTGAACTTGGGGTATTATCTTTAGAATTCCAAAAGTTCTTAAACCGTTCAATCCATCCATCAATCATATCTACAAATTCTTGCCCCCATCTCCTGAGAAGATTTACAAAACTTTCATCACTTTTAAACCAAGCTTTTATATCATCCCATTTCCACCATGCAGCAAACGCAGTGCCAATCGCCGCTGTAATACCTGCAACAATAGCCATGGTAGCGGCTGGTAATGCTAGGACAGCTGTTACTAACCCACCGATTACAGCACCTGCACCTGCCAAAGTTGCTGTAAATGCACCCCATACAGCTCCTACTACTCTTCCTGCTGCAGATGATGATACAATCCAGGCTGCTGTTAGCCTTTCAGTAAAAGTAATCCATAAAGCGCTAGCTGTAACTACTCCAATAAAGGCGGCTGAAACTGCTGTAAATAAAGTTGCACCTAATCCTTGCCCAATTAATGCAATACCAAGAATAGTCCCCATCTTAATCCAGCCAGATGTCTCTTCACTCATTTGAGCGACTATCTTTTGTCCAATATTATATCCGCCTAATGTTCCAAAAATACCACCAACACCACCGACAGTATTAACAACCCCTTCCTTAAAATTCTGTACACCTTGAGATAATTGCTGGCTTAATACATCTCGTAATGCAGTAAGTTTTACTTTATTTGCATTTAAAGCATCGGTATTAGCTTTAAGTTCTGTCTGTTGCCTTTTTAAATCATTAACAAGAATTTGAGCATTAGCAAAATTCTCTTTACTAATTAGGTTATCTTGAACTAATTTTTGAGGAACTCCTGAACTATTTAAAGCAGCTATACGCATTGCAGTATTAGCGTTTAAGTAGTCTCTTCTTGCAGATGCTAAATTGTTTATAGCCGCTTGCGCTTGTACAGTTAATCCATCTGTTCTCGTCTTAATGTTAGTGTCAATTGTATTTATGCGTCTATCTGTAAAGTTTCTATCGATAAGATTTCCTATTGATCTAGCACCCATTGCAGGAGATGTTAGTACTGCCTTACCCGCTTGTACTAATGCATCTCTACCAGATTGAAACATTAACATTAACTTGGCTAACAACGATAACGTACCGCCAAAGCCACGATCACCAAAAATGCCCTCACCAAATAACGTATCTGTGATTGTCTTAATTCCCGCTAATCCTTTATTAAACATCTTTGTGAGATGTTTATCAATCGCCTCATCAGCGACATTAGAGCCAACAGCAAGACCAAATGCAGTTGTAAATACTCCTGCAATAACTTTAGTAACACCAGATCCACCCATTGCAGATGCAATACCAGCTCCAATTAATGCAATAGTAGGTATTATATTGCTTGCTAATCCGCTTAATCCCATTGTAACAGCAACACCAATACCTGTTATAAGTCCTTTAAACACACTACCAGAAGAGAACAGCATTACAAGACCTGAGCCTAACGCAGTCATTACAGTTGCAATATAAGGAACTTGATTTTCTTTACTAAAAGCATTTGTGGAATCATGCAAGAAGGGCCTATTTTCTTTATTTCTTTGAGTACCTCTTCCTACTTTTGCATTTGTATCATATTCAAATAATTCGTATTGACCAGATTTATTAATATCAGAATAAGTTCCAGGTAAAGCTTTCATTCCAAACCATTGCCTTATATTCTGTCCTGCCTTAGATCCAATTAGCATATCCCAGACTCTACTAAGACCACGCCATATACTTTCAAGAATACTTTTAATCCGTAACCAAAGATCTTTGAAAAAATAGGTTGTAGTGGAGGTATCTGATGTAGGATCCGTAGTATAACTAGTCTTAGTTAATCCGATTAATCTCTTAACTCTTTCATTAAAATCATTAGTAATTTTATTTTCATCAACTTTGCCGTTAGTATGCCACTCTGGTTTTAGTTCTTTCAAAAATTTTAATTGAGTATCAGAAAGGCCTCTAATTTCTTTAATGAAGCTAGCTAACGTTTGATTTAGATCTCTTGGAGCCACGCTATTAGGTAATATTTTATCAAATATATCAATCCCAGTAGATTTCCTTGTAGGAGTACTGTATTCCCCCTTATAATCTATTTTAGTTAATCCGATTAACTCTCTAGCTTTCTTATTAAATTCAGCAGTGATTTTTCTTTCATCAACTTTGCCGTTAGTATGCCACTCTGGTTTTAGTTCTTTCAAAAATTTTAATTGAGTATCAGAAAGACCTCTTATTTCTTCAATAAAAGCTTTTAATGTTTGATCAAGATTCCTTGGAGCCACGCTATTAGGTAATATTTTATCAAATATATCAATACCAGTAGATTTACGCGTAGGTAATAAATTATTAGTTAAATTTACTTTAGTTAATCCAATTAATTGTTTAGCTTTCTCATTAAAGTCATTAATGATTTTGTTTTCATCAATTTTTCCATTTGAATACCATTCTGGTTTCAATTTCCCAAGAAATCTTAATTGATCGCCATTCAAATTTCTGATCTCTTTGATAAAATCAGCTAATGTCTCATTAAGATTTCTTGGAGCCACACTATTAGGCAAGAACTTATCAAATATATCGATACCAGTAGACTTACGTGTAGGTAAATTTTTTATAGTGTCAGATACACTAAAATCTACTTTTCTAATGAGATTTTTACTTTCAAAGGGAGAGTCAAATTGTGTAGGAATATCTTTCCCAGGCCTGTTACTATAACTATCTGAATACACTGGCCCTTTTATTCCTTGTAATCTATTCCATTGCAAACCATCTTTATTCGCTACTGCATTAGGTAGTTTAACTTCTATTTCGTTCCCACGAGTAAGCTCATCCCAAAAATCACTGACTTTATCGAATAAGCCTTTAAATAGAGATATAGCTTTATTTGCAAAATTTCCAATAAACCCTAATGGATCTTCTGTAAGCTCTTTAAAAGCATTCTTTATACCGTCAATCAAATCTGGAATCCAGGAATGACCAATTACTTTATCATATAGGTATTTAAACCATCCTTCTACTTTTAATACCCAATTTTTAACAGTAGTAATTATTGTATCTAAACTAGGGAAAAATAAACTAATATCTATTTTAGGAGTAAATGAGGCAAATCTACTAAAAACTTCCGATACTCTATTTCCTGCATCTTTTGCAAATATTACAAAGTCAAAAAACAGTAAGAGTAGTTTAGTTTTTGTATTCAATATAAATGCATCAAAATTGGCTGATATTGTTCCAATAGCTACTGCTATATTATTAATCAAGCTAGCTCCGGAAACTCCTGCAGAAGAGCCTGAAAATGCCTTCTGAATTGCTTGAAAGAGAAGCACTCCAGAATTTCCTAAATTTGTAAAAGCTTGATTATAAGTTATACCAACATTCTTAAATTTCTCATTGATCTGATCGGTTTGTTTTAGTATTGCATCAAAAACTTGCTTAGATGTTAATTGCCCCGATTGCCCTAATAATCTCATCTGACCAATAGATAATTGCAATCCATCTGCAATTGCTCTAGCTAATACCGGAGCATTTTCAAGAACAGAACGCATTTCATCGCCTTGCAATCTTCCAGAAGCTAAAGCTTGTCCTAATTGAGTAATAGTTGCAGTTGCTTCTTGAGCATTAGCCCCTGATAACGCTAATGATTTTGCAACTGCTTGTGTAACCTGCCCAATATCAGAAATAGATGCTCCAAGCCTATCCGCATTTATTCCAATTTTAGAATAAAGCGAAGATACGCCATCAAGAGACTGTCTGGTATTTAAGGTAATATTAGCTGTATCTTGTAAGACTAAATTTAAGTCTTTCTGATTTGTAGTTATTAACTTCAATTTTGACTGAAGTGTAGTTACAACATCAGATATTTTTGTAAATGCTGCAAATCCTGCAATTGCTGTTCCACCGACAACAATAGCAGATACTAAATTCTTTAATGAACTTGTAGAAGAATCTGCAGTCTTTTGGATACCTTCTACAGATTGTCTTAATTTAGCTAAATCTTTTTGGGCTTGCTTAGAGTCCGATATTACTTGTAGTTCTAGCGCCATAATAATTCCTATCTCAAAAAATACCCCGACACGCAAGCAAGTGCGCATCAGGGGCGATTTATTTTACAACAACGATAGTGCCTACTGCTTTACCGTATTTTAATGCAGTTCTTTCTACAAAATATTTTGGAGCCTGTTTAGAAGATCCTGCATTAAGATATTCAATATATGGTACTGTATTTTCTATAACTACAGTTCTAGAGCCTACAATCTGTTTTATAAAAGACCTCCAAGAAGCTGCTGCCAACCCTGTATCAACAGGAGTAACATCAGATAACTCTTGTCTAAGCCTTTCAGAATTGTTAATTAAATTTTTCTCTTCTCTAGTTTGCAATGTACCAGCTAGCTTTTTAAAGGTATCGTTGATATTTTTAAATTTAATTGAATTAGACATCATTTATCCTTTAAAAATTCAAGTTTATCACCGCCTTTAGCATCTAACATCATGCTAAATAGCTTAGAACCTTTTAATGAAGCTGTATTAAATCCAGAATTTTGTTTTTCAAATCCTTTATTTAATGCTGCTAAACTAGGAAATATCGTATTTGGATCCGCTGTAGATCCAAATACCTTCATTAAAAGAGAAGTCCGATGGTCTTCTTGCCAGCCTATAGGTCTTAATTCGAAATATTCAAACCATCCTTGAAACTCTTCATAGGACATTTCATTCAAAATATCACATACTCGAATTTTTAACCTATAAGCTAATTCAAAGAGTTCTGTTTCTTCTCTTGTTAACATTATTTCTTCTGATTTACAAGACCAGAATATTTAAGAATTTCATTAGACAAATTAGTTAACTCATCCATAGGTAGTGCACAAATTTCATCATCACTTAAGTCTTTAAGTTCAGGGGTGCCAGCACGGATTACATAAAGGAGAATACCAATATTTTCCTTTTCATTAGCCTCATCTGTAATTTCTTTAGCCTTTTCCTGAATGCCAAGAACTTGAGCTACTGTTAATTTATGAATATCAATATCTTCATTCATAAACTTAGTTTTCTTACTAACTTTGCTACCCATAAAACGATTAGTCATCTTTTCATCCTTAGTTAGGGTGAATTTTGGAGTATTCATAATTAATCTCCAATAAATCCCTCTTTATTACACGATTGAAATTCATCAACACTCTTCTTCATATCATGAAGCGTAGCTAATGTCTCAAAAATTTCCTGTGATTTCTTTTGATTACCGTCAAACTCGGCAATACGCTCAAATGTCTTGCGAATGCTAATATCAATACTCTTACGCATATGTTTCGCAGTTGTTCGAAGAACATAACCCTTGCTGAACGGTTTAGGATCTTTATTAGTATCCATAATACCTTTCAATATAGCAATATACTACAATAAAGATACTAAGGGCGTGTTGACAGGGACCACCACATTTAATATAAGCGCTCCAGACTTATACCCTTAATACTAATTACGGTTGAGTATCTGTGGTGAAAGCACCATAGAAATCAGACTGAATAGACAACGTCAAGGTAGCCGTAGTCGCATCAGTAAGTGCAGGTTTCACAAGCAAAGCCTCGATCTTGCCAAGCCAGAAGTACTGAGTATTGGCAGTTGTGGTACCATCAGAAGTATCACCACCAAGACTCGTAGCGCCAGCAACAGAAGAAAACCCAGGAGGATCAGCATTAAGCAGCGTAAAACGAAAAGCATGCACAACACCATCACCAACTAACTGCCCAAGCAGCGTAGACGAAGCCCACATAGTAGGAATATAATTAATGGTAACTTCTAACTGAGGAGCATCAGCTTGCCCCTGAATAGATTGCGAAGTAGCCTGACCGAAGACAGGAACCTTAACAATATTCGGAGGAGTACCAATCGAAGGGAATTCACGAACGTTTTCGATACGATGAAACTTGGTACTCGCAATATCACCAACAGCAGAGTCAACGCCATCAGCTGGAGCTTGAGTAGTAAATAAACTTGCCCAATTAGTAATGGCGGTAGGTGTAGCCGGAAGCGTTACATCAGTAGTAAGTGAAGCACCCACATGGATAGATAAGTCCGAGAAGAGTGCCGCACCAATAGACGAAATATGACTCATATTTAAACTCCGAAATAATTAAAAGGTATTGAATAACTTGAACGATATAGACTTGTATTGTCCTTATCTATTCCAAGGTTGATAAGATTGCTGTCTCCGAATTGAGTATTACCTTTTCCAGAAACAGGTAGAGTCTTACCTACTAGATATTGATCTAGTTTATCCGCTATTTGGGAAGTACGCGAAGTTCCTCCACCAGCGGGAATAAATATATCGATTATCATTTGACCAGCCACTGATCCTAATCTTTGATCATTACTTTCTCTACTTGCTAGAATAGCTACTCGAATGTATTCAGTTGCAGTACCTGTAAAGTTTTCAGGATATGTTGTAATATTTTCAGCTGTCCATGCTGAAGTGGCAAAAACATCGTAAATGCTTTTAGATAATGACGCATACTTATCAGCCATTATTTCTCCTTCACATTTACAGTTACAACAAATCCATCATTAATGCTTGGAGGGATTATCTTATATGTAACTCCAGAGGCAGTTATAGTATCAAAGGATTCCGGATCACCAATATCAGAAGCTTGAAACAAAATTTGTAAATCAAAAGCTGAATCTACTGGATCATCCTTTTTACTTTGAGTTTTCTTTACACGAATACCTTTAATTGATAATGTTGTAGTAACTTGAGTATTCACAGCATTAGTCGCAAAATTAAAACCTGTATTTGTTTTACGAGTTAATACCATTACTTCTGCAAGATCTTTTAACAAATTAAAGGCTCTCTTTGTATTAGCTTTTAAAAGAGAGTTATATCCCATTAGTTAGCTCTCCACCAAGCATTTGATCCCTTATTAGCAAGCAATGGTTTAATCATACGCTTAACAACACTAGGAATCAAATTAGGTGATAATACAGAAGACAATTGAACTGAACCAACTTGGATATCTTTCACTATTCCACTATCATCGAGAAGCCCATCATTATTTAATAAATGATAAGCAAGTTCAATACTAGCATTACTAATCCTAGAAGGAACCGTCGTTGTTAATACAACTTGAGTCCCCAATCTAGGATCAAAGTATGCTCCAGACCTTGGAAATGCTAATGGCTGATCTTCACTTATGACAGTACCAACCCAAGGCATATCATCCAAAATGCGTGTTGCAGTTACCAAAGCCTGTCCTCGTGCTGTATCATTAGCATCTGTCCAAGCAGCCACATCTAGCCTATCGGCTAAATAGTCAGTACCTTCTGCAACAGTGGCATATGCATTAGTTCCTTTTGCTAGTGCCATAAGTGTTTCCTTTTAACTATTACGAATGGAAGATCGGCAGAATACCGAGAGTCAAAGCCGATGCAGTCTTACGCAACCAAGTACCACGAACTGTAGTAGCGATATCACCGACACCATTAGAAGTAGAAGTAGCGTACCCAGCTAACGTTTGTGGGACACCAGCACCAACATTAGCAGTTTGAACAACACCTTCATCACTCGTACCATAACCAGATTCAGCACTATCTACGATACATTGATAAGCAGTATCTCCAGGGAACTTGGTCGAAGCACCAACCCAGTCATAACCACCCGGATGAGCAACATAACCCCAACGATACCAAATATCTGTAGAACCACCACCGGCATATGCACGAGCATCACGATAGATTTCAACCGGGGTTGGAACAGCCAGAGCTTCCATAGCGATAGCACCGGGGAGAACAACAAATGAGGTCTTCGTACCTGCAATTTCGGTAGAGCCAGCACCGCTATTAATCTTTGCTAATTCGGCGGTTGAGAACCCTTGACTAGCACGAGTCTGAATCAAACGGAACTTACCACCAAAGATCGTTTGGAATTCAACATTAGCTTCAGTAACTTTGGTTTGATCGACCAGGTTAGCAGAACGCAAAGAGGCAATAGTTTCCGGCGAGCAAACTAAGTAAGCATAATCCGGCTCATAATCTTTCCAAGCCTTACCAATAGCAGATAAGAAACCTTCAGCACGCGCAGCACCTTGCTGAACATTGGTACCATTAGCCAAAACAGCAGCTTGCCCCATATCCACATAGAAGCCATATTTCAAACTAGTAGGGTCATTGGTGAAGGTTTGTCCACCAAGACCAGTACCAGCAGAGCTTGTACAGGTACCATTCAAAGCTTCGCTAATGGCAACACCACGCATAACAGCAAGAATAGCATTATGCTCATCTTGTGCACGAGTTTCACCGAAATCACGAGAGATCTTAGCGAGGCCATCTTGTTGCGTAACTACTTGCTGCAGATTGACTTGGGTAGCACCATGCGTCCTAACAGTCTTGACATAAGTCGAGAAGTCAGAGCTATAAGTAGTACCAGTACCATTAGCAGAATTAGT